ATCTACAGAATCTATCCGACGGCGAGAAATCGGATAATTAGTCATCTGTTCAATCTTTTCGAGGTTTTTTAGAGTAATCTTTAGAGTCTTCTCTCGGATTTCTCGTAAAATGCTATCAGTGTAAGCTTGTTGCTCTTGAATTTTTAAAAGCCAATAGGCTTTTGCTCTTTCTTCCCACCGATAATTTTTGTGTGCTAACTGCCAGTCATCGGGGACAGTTTTAGCTCGTTTAAATTTAGTTTTTTCTATTTGTTCCCCAGAAGCTTCCCCACAGTTACTGTAAGCTCGGTTTAAAGTGCGATAGCCTGATGGAATAGGAAGGTAAAAAATCTGAAATCTTTCAAACCAATCAGGAGTTTCTAGTTCTTGCTGTTCCCAGATAGGATATTTGGTAAACTCGATTACCTCTTCATGAATAGAGTATGTACGCTTTCTGCCTCGATTAGTGACAACCATTAGTTATTATAGTAGTAGAGTTACTTAATCTTACATCAATCATGACAGATAAATTAGAAATTGAGTATCGACGGCTTTGCGACCTAAAACAACTAAAGGGTAATTCCAAAAAACACGCCACTGAAAACACCATAGCTTCAATATTGGAGTTGGGATTTAAAGACCCAATTGGCTACGATCCGAGCTTAAACGGCGGAAAAGGGGGGATTACTGAGGGTCATGATCGGTGTGCCGCACTATTAGCAATTAAAAAGCGCAAAATAGATCGACCTAGAGGTATAGATATTGACAATGATGGGGAGTGGATGGTTCCTATTTTAGTAGGAGTTCACGCTAAAAATGAGGCTCAAGCTATAAAATACTCGATTATTCACAACCATTCTACGATTCACGGGGCGGGGCTTGACCTTGCTACGGAATTAAAGCTTTTTGATACTGACTTACTAATTAGCCAAGCTGAATACCTTGATGAAGAGGGGGAGAATTTAGGAGTAATCGGCGATTTAAATTCAATCCTAGAAGCTTTAAATACTTCAGATAATTTAGATAATTCTGATAATTTTGAATCGAATATAACAGATAATTTTTCGGGAAAAAACAAAGAAATTGACATCGAGGGTATGGATGGGCAAATGATAATTAAATTAAGTTATACAGAAAATGAATACTGGCAAGTAAAAGAACAATTAAGTAAAATAGCATCGACACCCGAACAAGCAGTATGGAAGCTTTTAGGTAATGACTAAACATAAATTTGCATATAAGTGGAATTTGTCAGATGGATACCCAGCACCCGGAATTGAAAAACATGGGTTAAAAGTATTTGGTACTTTTATCTGTGGCGGTGGTTCGACTATGGGTTACAAGTTAGCAGGTTTTGACCATTTAGGAGGTGTTGAAATAGACTCGCAGGTAGCTGATGTATATAAAGTTAACCACAATCCTAAATATTTATTTATTGAAGATATAAGAGATTTTGCTGATCGTACAATCTTTCCTAATGAACTTTATAACCTAGATATTTTAGACGGCTCACCTCCCTGCTCTTCATTTAGCATGGCAGGAAATAGAGAAAAAGACTGGGGGAAAGAAAAAGTATTTAGGGAAGGTCAGGCTAAACAGCGACTTGATGACCTTTTCTTTGATTACATACGATTAGCAAAAAAACTACAGCCAAAGGTCGTTATCGCTGAAAATGTTAAAGGAATTATTCAAGGTAATGCCAAAGCGTATGTAAAGCGAATAAAAGATGAATTTGAAAAAGCAGGGTATAAAGTACAGTTATTTCTTTTGAATGCTGCGAGCATGGGAGTACCTCAAAAACGTGAGCGAGTATTTTTTATTTGCCAAAGGAATGATTTAAACTTTAAAAATCTAGAGTTAAGTTTTGATGAAAAATCAATTATTTATAGTGAATTTAAGTCAAAAAAATTAGGAAAAGAATTAACCAATGAAACAAAAGCTGTATGGGATAAAAGAATAAAAACAGATCAAGATTTAGCGAGTATTCACGAAAGAATTGGAAATAAAAGAAAAAGATTTCAAGCTAAATTTATTCACGATAACCAGATTTCTCCTACTACAGTAGCAAGTGGAGATTCTGTCCCAATAAGATTTGATCATCCAAATAGAATAACAATGGATGAAGTTAAAATGATTGGTAGCTATCCGCTTGATTACAACTTTAAAAATATTAAACCAAATTATTTAATAGGAATGAGTGTGCCTCCTGTAATGACCGCACAGATAGCGCATCAGATTTATTTACAGTGGTTTACAGAATAATCAGTACAAAAGTATCCACAGTGACACTTGATAAACTGTCACTCTTTGGTAACAATTACCAAAGAGTTCGAGTATTGTATCTTTCATAGTAGCTACCTTCCACTAAAAAGTTTGAAGCTATTGCCACGACCAGCATAAAAAGATCATGGTTTTCTCGAAGGCATTTAGGAATAGAAATGCCTGTTACTATTAAAAACATATTTGTTGCTATATTGAATTTAAGCTGATCCAGCCAATTACGTTTTTTGATTGGGTTTTGTATGTTACTTAGCACTAAATCCATTTTACCATTCTTGATAGTTTTATCATAAAAATTTTTCAATACCGTTGATTTAGGGTTTTGTCTTGCTTCGTTTACTAAGTCATTAACATATTTCTTGGCTTCATCAGGTAAATTAAAAAATTTGTCTTGAACTTTCATTGCGCGTTGAATATCCATAAATTTAGAACCTGTAAACTTAGGTTTATTATATCAAATTATTTCGTTTTAGATAATCTGTGTAAACGTCTGTTCCCATTATTCAAAAAATCAATGCAATCGTTTATATAAGGACCGTAAGTGGGAACCGCGTCCCAATAATGATAAAAATGATAAAGGTCAATAACTTTGCTGCCTAAAGTGTACAAAGTCTCTCCTGTAATTTTACCATCAATCTCTTTTACAATTGTTTCGATTTTTTCAACCGATGCAATTTTGCCAGCAAAGATGTTTTTTTTCGTTTTATTTAAACCAGACAAACTTGTGATGGCAGTCCTGACAATAAAATTGCCTATTTCCTGCTTTAGTATCGGGTAATTGGTGAAGATTGTGACTGTGGCACCTGGGACAATGCTCTTCCTCTGGGGGGAGCAATTCTCCCAATTCTAGGCACCGATAAACTTTATAAACGGCGCGGCGGACGTGCTCTTGTTGCACGCCTAACTTTTCGGCTAATTTTTTACTAGCTTTGTACCGATAAAACTTGTGCTTTTCGGTAAGGGGCAAAGGGAGAATTCCGTAGAAATCAGCCCATGCCCGATAAATGTTAGCTCGTCTTGGTGTAATCGGCATAATCAAAACTGTAATACTTTCAATAATCCTCTAATCAAGACAACTGATAACTGACAACCAATTCAACCTATCTAGTGTTGCATCCCAAAATTCCATAAGGATCGCCGTCTTCCTCAAAATATTCACTATTCCATCGCTGAATAATTTCTTCAGCAAAAGCCTTAGTTAATAAGTCGTTTGGACGATAATATGATCTTCTGTAATGGGTTACTTCTGCGGCAGTTAAAAATTCAGAAGTAGTAGTCCGGGAATTAATATAATCAGCAAATTCTTGAGCAGTCATTACCTTTTTGGAGTTAGCCATTTTTTTCTTGATGATTTTCCCCCTACTAAAAGCTTCGGGGCATCCCTAATAGGGATTATTAGATAAAGCGCACGCAACTACGACTATAGTTCATAGTTTCAATTCCTAATAAGAGTTCTTTGTGCAACTACCTTAAGTAAATCACCTAATTCGTAAAAATAGGTGTTTTGCTGTGCCACTTTAGGCACTGGCACGCTGAGAAAAGCGGTAACATACTTCTTGATAGGAGATGCTTTGAATTTCCCCTTTGACATTTTGAAATACCCAGTAATCCCCATCGCTATCTTGATAGATAACGTTTAAATCGATAGGAATGTCAAAAGTTGCAGATGTTTCGCCTTTTTTACCTTCAAATTTTCGGCTTACAGGCTCGATAAACTTCTTGGTGAATCCACCGTGCTTAATATCTTTTTCGGGTGAGATTTTCGCTACCCATGCTCTCCAAGCTCGCTTGGGAGTTTCGAGGGTAAGAGTGCGAGTTTTAGGCAATCTTTTAAAGCTTACGATAGTATTTTTTTGAAGCTGTTCAATTGCGGCTTCTACTGCTAAGATTTTAATCACTAATTTGGCTTTATTACGATTGCCATGAGTCGCTCGTAATTGAGCATTTAACTTGTTTAATTTTGTTTCTAGCGTATTCACTTCGATCTCCTATTTGTCCATACTTTAATCTAATCACCTATTTTCATATCGTGGGAGTTAGATTGTGACAGTTTATCAAGTGTCACACTTTGCCAACTATCTGAAAATTATCATGATATATTTAGAATATAAGCACTAAACCGAGTGCATCCATTAATTAGAGCCTCCATAAGCTACTGGGCGGATCAGTAACCGATTTGAAATAGTAGTCGGCTGGTGAGACTGGTTAATGAG